TATCTAACCAGCCATCTACATTACTAAGTGCGCTATCATTTAAGAATGACGCATACGGGTTTGTCTTATCAATTACGGATAGAATTTCGTCTGTTTCTTTACTCATATACCTAATTATAGTATATGTTTAAGGTATATCAATCTCTAAATTAAATTATATTGTCTGTATCTTTTAACAGTTTCTTTATCTTTACTGATATATAATTGCTTTTCCATTTATACTCTTCTAAAAACTGTTTCCAAATTAAAGCTACTTGACGTACCTTTTCTTGATTTTCATTAACAAACCCAAATTTAGACTTACCATACTTAAAAATATTAATAATTTCTTGAGTAAAATGGTCAATATCTGCTTCAACTTTAATAGCTGGATCTTCTGTTTTAAATTCTGTTTTTTCTGGTATATTAAAATGCCTTTTTTCTCTCTTTAAAGAATCTATTGTTGATTGTTTAGTGGCTAATTTCTGATCCTTTTCCGCAAGTAATTGTTTTAAATTCTCAATTTCAGTATCTTTAGAGGTTACAATATCATGTATAACTTTATTAGCTTCGTTTCTAACCTGCTGATTAATCTCCGCGCGGAGTTTTTGCTCTGCTTGAGCTGTTACCTTATCAAAGTACGATGTATTATCACTCGGCGGTCTAAAAGATTTTGCACCTACTGTTGTATCCCATTCCATATATATATTTTATGGTTTAAATTTTATATTTCAAGCTTAACCAAAAAAACCTCAGTAATTAATTACTGAGGTTTTTTGTTAGTGGTTATAAATTATTCATCAAAGAGTTTAATAACTTCAGCATCTTCAGCTGCTTCGTCGGTACCGACAGGCACTAGCGTCGGGTTAATAATCTTTTCATACTGTTCAATAATACGAGGGTCAAGATCGAATCCAGTTCCAACTGCAACAGCTGCCTTATTATAGGTAAACTCGGTTGACCTGCTGCCATCTTCTTTAGGCTTAATAAACTCAGCAAAGAAAAGAGGGTACAATTGAACAGCCATTTGACCGTTTTCTTGCTGTTGTACAAGAACCATTACTGGGTCATTGACTTTTAGTGTATCGGCTGTATCTCCCGCTGTAGTCCCGAGAATTGAACGACCGGAATTATCGATGAATGTAATATATGTTTTATCTGACATACTATTATTTTATATGCATATAAACCTATAATCAACTTAAAAGGTCGAATAAATTCGTTTGAGTTAATGAACCTGGCTTCTGAACTGACCAATTAACGTTTTCATAGAATCGTTCGATAGCAGAAAAGATAATCTTTTCAAACATTTTTTCATAATCAATATGAAACACTTCTTTAAATTGATCTGGGTAATAATATTTATATGCCACATTTCCTATGTTATAAGCATTAGGCTTCTCTACATAAAAATATCTAACTTTATCGCCACTACCTATTGATTCATATTCATTCTCGATGTTAAATTTCTTAAGAAGAATATTATGATAATACGCAGCTTTAGCGTGACCGGGCATGCCCTTACCGGTCTTAAAACCATCACATTCAGCAGCATACTTTTCATAATTTTTAATACCAGAAACAAACGCAATATCTTCTACCGGTAGACTTTTAAACGTCTTATATGCTTCGTTTAATACATTATTCGTCTTTGTAATATCTTGAGTACTTAACATTGTCTCAATAATATTTTTTACATACGGCTTAATTGCAGCCGGCATTGTACTTCTAACAACCTCGACTCCAGTATATTTGTACTTATCCATCTCAATACCTTCATCATCTAAAATATGCATTACATATCTCTTCTTCTGCAGAAAGACACCTACATCAGCGATTACCTCTCGTTTAAATACAAATCTACAATCTTTAGAATTTAAATTCTTAGATCCCCATATCTTGATATGCTTATTTAAATAATCTTCAATGTTCTGAACTTCAGTATGGACTGCAACAGTTAGCTTACCATCAGGACCCTTAAATTCGATATCTGTATTATCAATAATAGATTTAATAGAAATGTATGAACTATCAGTATCATTATATATAACGCAATCATTCAATACCGCTTCATCAGTTATGTTTACCCTTTCGGTAATATAGTTTTTAAGTAAGTCATTAGACTTCTTAATTACCGACTGACCTGTAAGGGTAATAGACGCAGCAATATCATCATCACCAAACGGGGCATGCTTATTACCAAAGTACCCATAGATCGAATTAATAAAAATCTTAATACATAGTTGCTTGGAGTCTAACTGATCAATTTTAACTTTAGTAGCTTTATTCTTATTCTTACTATATGCGCGTTTTAAAGCAGTGAGCTCCTTCTTAATTTCAACACGCTTACTATAATACTCATCTAGAATCTCAGGCATAACACCTTTTCGCTTTTGAGTAAATAATACATTAGCCCTACTGATCGCAATTTCTTCGTCGTTCACGAACTTTATAAAATTATTCATCGGTAAAGTAAATGTTTTACCGTTAACATGTCGGATAGTTACATCTTTTTCAGTCTTCTCCTCAATTCTTCCAACCTTAGTTTCAGGTGAAATATTTAACGATATCATTACATTCGGGTATAGTGAATTAGCATCGAATGATACAATATTTTCTTGAAACCCATTTAAAGGCTCTCCTACATATGCACCAGGATTCTTACCTGTATCTTCGTTTCGAATAAAAGTATGAATGACCTGATTACGGCGGCGCCCTCTTATAGCAGTAGCCCCGTTAATTACAGATAATGCTCCCATCGCAGCTTCAAAGGTAGTTAGCCCGGTATATGCTAACATTCGGATTAGCTCAATATATTTTAATTTAACCTCTAAATGCTTGAGCAATCTAACGTCTTGAATATTATAGTCTACAAACGTCTGCCAGTCATCATCAGATAAAGTAGCGAGATTCATATTACCAAACTCAACCTTATTCTGACCTAGCTCAGCTTCTCCAATAGCATCGAGCTTATAACTCTCTCGTAAACCTTGAGTGAACTTTTTATAGACATCAAGATAATCAATTAATGATATTCCTTCAATATACCACTTTACTTGCTCTTGACCGAATTGACCTCTAATAGTTCGGCTATAAACATTACCGGTAGGTGATAATCGATCTACCCACTCGTCTCCAAGTATACGCCGGCAGCGATTAACAATATAAGGTATATCAAAGAATTCAGAATTCCAACCAGATAAAATATCAGGGTAATCAAGTTCTAGATGCTGAATAAAGGCTTTAAATAGATCTTTCTCATCCTCACACTTTACATATGTAACATCGTCTTGAGTATTATTATATTCTTTTAATCCCCAAGTTATAAATTTATCTGATAAAGAATCATATATTGTTATAACATTTACAGTATGATTAGCATTTATAATATCAGGGAAGGTATCGGGTGAATATGTCTCAATATCAATGAACATCGTTTTAATAGGATGCTTATTAAACTCTAGCTCTTCATTCGTCTTCCAATATGTATCTACCAGAAATTGCTGAGGTAGTGGTATATTCTCAAATACCCTTTTAATTCCTGAGTCTTTTAGGAATTTATACCTACCATACTGGTTATTAAACTTCTTCTTAATCAGTTTAGTACCGAAAATAGATTCGTAATTACCATTACCTTCAATATAAAGATAAGGCTCTACAGTAGTTTCGTATCTGATTCGATTACCATCCTCATCCCATGTAAAGAGAGTGACGGTATTTTCACGTCCGTTATAAATTGCATTGCGGTAGCTCACTCACCTATTATACATAGGTTCCTAATTATATCTACTTAAATTTATTCGCTTAGTATCACCAACACCGTATTGATATAACTCTGTATAACAATCAATATTTCTATCATCTTCTAACCAACGAGTATCTGCATATTGAGATGCTTTCTTACATAAAGATTTATATCTTTTACGATCCTTTAATGTATTTTCAATTTGATTAATCATCTCATCACCTGTTCTAAATTTAATAGGTGCGTTTTCATATGTACAAAGATCCTGACAAGCAATCGGTAAACCTAAAGCGCATGCTTCAATATATTTTAAATCAGATTTTGCTTTATTAAATGTACTATCCTGTAATGGTGCAACAATCATATTAACATTAAGATCATACAATCCTTGACCGTATTCATATAACCGCTTCCACGGGTGGAATTCTATTTTACCGTTTTGAATTAAATCTCTTATCGGTAACGGGTGCGCTCCTAAAAATACCCATTGATATTTATCCACCGTACGACGAATAACATCATTGACGTGTTCAAAGTCATCTCTAAATTTAGTACGATTTTCAACATCAAAATGAGCACCAGAACCTGCATATAATATACGAGGTTTTCTTTTATTTTTTTCGTAACTCTCCATCGTACGATTAATATCAGATTTACCACCAATCCAAAATTTAGGCATAAAATTTGGTATAACTGTTACGTTTTTATTATTTGTCTTTGATGCGTAATAATCACGCATAAACGGACACGTAACTGTAATTTCATCACATATCTCCATCATTTCTTGAGCAGATTGTCTTATTTTTGGATCCGTAAATGCTGTTTTATATTTATTATAATCAGGAATATCTTCATGAAAGCATATATCATCAATTTCATATATTAACCTAAAGTTATTTGCATCAGCTAATTTTCTTAAAAATTTAACAAACTCTAATTGCTGTGGAGTTGCTTGTCTTTGTATTCTTACAGCTTTAGTTTGTGTATAATATCTTGGATCAGCATTCATGACTGTAGTTCCGTGTACTACAGCTTTATTATGAGCATTCATAACCTGTTCTGGCCAGATCATTCTCCAATGACCACAACCACTATAATCAGCATAATAGTTCATAAACCTAGGCAGACCTACCTCAGGTGGAGCAGCTTGTTTTTGATTTACCGGTAAATTATTATTACCTGCTGCGGCGTTAAATGGTAATTTAGGCGATAGATGCTGAAATGGTACTTTACCTTGTGGAGAGATCATAATGATATATAGTTATTTTTTAA